TTTGCTGCCATGTACGCTCATCTCGGGATCGAGGATGAGGGCTTGGTCTTCAAGAACCCAACAGCGAAGCTCACTCCCTGTGTCAAGGGAACCTCAAACAGCGAGTGGCAGGCCAAAGCTCGTATCGGTCATGCCAATTACTCATTCTAGAGGGGCACGATGCGAATGGGTCGTTACGTGAGGAGGAAAGGATGATCGTTTGTGTACCGATGTTCGTATTGATCGGATACTTGATTTGGCGAATATGTGTTCGATTCTACATCGAAAGTAACGAAAACTTTATCAGAGCCAAGTTCGCGAGACTCGGTCTGACATTTCAAGACGACTGTACACCTTACGATCACCATGAATCTTGGTACTCGATCCGTGACGAGCTCATCAACGTGGTTGACTTGAGCCCACCTCAAGTATTCTGGTTGATCAAGATTCGTGAGAATCGACTACGGGCAAAACTTCAGGTTCTTACCACGTATCCTCACTGTAAATGGAAACCACTATGAGCCTCATAACAATTCTACTAGGACAGGAACATGAAACTAAAGCTTAGCATCTTGCTGGTCGTTGCCGCACTTTCTCCGTCACTCCACGCGGAACAGCTTGGAGAGGTCAAAACGGCCTTTGAGCTGATCGGCCCAGACCACAAGATCATCATTGAGGCTTATGATGATCCGATGGTTGCCGGCGTCACCTGCTTTGTTTCTCGCGCAAAGACCGGCGGCATCGGGGGTGCACTCGGCATCGCTGAGGACAAGTCTGAAGCGTCGATCGCGTGTCGCCAGATCGGTCCGATCGTCTTCAAGGGGCCTGTTCCTAGACAAGAGGATGTCTTCACCGAGAAGATGTCGTTTCTCTTCAAGCGACTGCACATCGTTCGCATCATTGATGCGAAACGCAGCTCGCTGATCTACATGACCTATTCTGACAAGTTCGTTGATGGCTCACCGAAGAACAGCATCACGGCAGTTCCTGTATCTGGTGTGACGATTCCAACACGTTAAACGTGTTGAAAGGCTCTTTAAGAAACCTAAGAAACTTCCTTGAAGCGGATTTCGATGTTCTCCGGAAGTAAGTTTACCTTTCTGCGCTTCACCTTGGGCTTCTCATTGATCGGGTAAACGAACAGACGTCCGATCACTCGAGAGGTCGAGCTGACATTGAAGGTCTTCAAGATCTTCCTCGTGACGTCGCTCTTTCCTAACTTCGCGAACTCGAAGGACAGCGGATAGCGATCCGACGCGTCGTAGAACCACCGCACCGCGACGCTCATGAACCACTCTTGATCGATCCCCTCGGCGGCAAGATTGTCAAGAACGTACGCTTGGATCTCGTCCTCGATGACGTTCTCGATGATCGTGAGATATCGCCCGCGCTTGAACTCGAGCAAGGTGAGCATGCACTGATTTTCCTGTGATTCTAAGAGCTCAAAGACTAGCGGCGGCGTTTTAGACATGTGTCTTGTTGTAGTAGTTTGTAGCATATTTAATAGCGAAAATTTACAAGATCTTTCCACTATGATATAATGTATAGATGAGAAAGCTCTTTTCCTGTTTACACGGTTCACGTCTATTCGGGACGTCAACTCCCACGTCTGATCTTGACATCAAGCACGTGGTGCTCCCACCGATCGAGGATCTGCTTCTCGGTAAGAAGATCTCCAACAAGGTCAAGAAAACCAACACCGGGCCCTCGAAGAACGGCCCAGATGACGTCGATGAGGAGCTCGTTCCCCTGCAGGTCTTTGCTCGTGACTTTCTTGAGGGACAAACCTACGCGATCGAGATGGCCTTCGCGATCGACGGCGACCACGCGGAGCAAACCTTCTATGACCTAGAGGGTAACGTCGTAAGCAAGGAGAGATCACCGTTCTACAAGATCACTCTAGAGCTGCGTGAGAGCTACCTGACGTCAAACATCAAGGCGATGATCGGTTATGTCGTCAATCAAGCAAAGCTCTACTCAAACAAGGGTGAGCGTTACAACGCCGCCCGAGATGTTCACTCGCTCTTGATGAACTTGAGTGATCCGACGGGAGGAGAGCAGCGTCTCGGCGACGCGTATCGTCGTGAACCAGAGACGTTTGCACCGTTGCTAAAAGCTCACTCAAAGTACTTTCAAAAGGTCGTGTATGACATCGGCAACGGTGAGATGCGTGACTGCTTGACGCTCTTGAGCAAAACGCTACCCTTCTCAAACACGGTCAATCACACGATCAAGACCGTGACGTCAACTAAGAACACGTTCGGCACTCGAGCTCACGAAGCAGGAAAGGACAACGTTGACTGGAAGGCGATGATGCACGCTCTTCGGATCGTCAATGAGGGTATCGAGCTGCTCACTCACGGAAGATTGACGTTACCTGTTGATCCGGTAGTCGCTCTGTTCTACCTGTCGATCAAGCGAGGTGAGTACCCCCTAGACGTTCTCACCGATCAGCTGAATACGAAGCTTGATTCCTTGAAGCAGCTTGAGCTATCGACCGATCTTCCAAGTTACACTCCAGAGCTTGTTGCTAGCTTTGACGCATGGCTTACAAGAGAGCTGATCAGTCTGTACACCCCTCTACTTAAGCCAAGCTTTTAGACGAGACCAGAAACCTAGAACCGCAGGTTTCTCCTCCTCATACTTTGTCTCGATCGCAACGATCACAGGAGCGACCTCAGCTCTTACCGCTTCAACCACCTCCTTCATCGCTTTCTCAACCTTTTCTGTCTCAGCCTTGATCACCGGAACGGCCTTTGCCACGGTCATCTCCGCTGCACCCATCGCTTCCTTGACGGCAGCTTCAGCTTTATCTCTCTTGGCCTTGATCACCGGAACGGCTGCCTTCACCTTCGTTTCAACGATCTCCTCAACCGCCTTCGCGTCAGCTTCAACCTTGTCCTTGACGATCTTGGTCTTCGCCTTGATCTTGGGCAGCTCTGTCTTGACCTCCGCTTCGACCATCTCCTTGACGATCTTGGCCTTCGCCTTGATCTTGGGCAGCTCCGCCTCGATCGCGGCCTTCATCTCTTCAATTTTCTTCCGCGCCATCGCTCTCTCCTTAAGCTTTCGGGTGAATGACCCACATGTCATCTACGAGACCGCGTGGATCGGTGAACCAGGCTTGGTCCATGTAAAAGTAGCCGCTCTTGCCCCAGCTAGCACCCCACGAGTTACGCACGATGACGAAGGGCTTGGGTTGACCGCTGATCTCCGTCGGACGATCATCGTACCCGACCGCGACGACCGCGTGGCCCCCGATCATCTGGTCAGACTGCATCGGCATGCGAACCCACCCGTTTGTCGCGACGTCCTGGCTCTCAAAGTAAGCGGGAACCGAGAACCCGAAGACGACAGGCAGCCCGGCAGCCAGCGCCGTCTTCACTCCAGGAAGATCGGTTACGCGCTGGTAGCTAGAGATCTTGGGAACCACGTTCAGCGCGGTCTTGTACGCCGTCGCCGAGGGCTTCTTTGCGAACTTCGAGATGTCGTAGGGCCAAGCTGACTCGAAGGGACAACCCAGAGACGAGAGACCCTTGATGACGTCACGAATCTGGGCTCCAGAATCGGAGGCGGTGGTTCCCTCGAGGGCTCGACCGTTGTAGTAAGCAAACAGACGAGAGTAAACCTTCGCGGCCTTGATCACGATCTCAAGTGCGGCCGTCGTTGAATTCCCTGTACATGAACCCAGCTGCCCCTGGTCATCGATGCTGACACCCTTTCCGACGATGTCGACATGATCCGGGAGAGCGGCTGGAACGACCGCAAGACTGAGCATGTGATCCCGATAGTCGGGAACATCTGGTTTCCAAGCGTATTTGCGATTCATTTGATATGATCTCTAGTAGGTTGAGACAGCTATTTATAGTAGCCAGAGGTGGATCTCTGTCAAGAAGGTGTTTACTTTTTGTGGCTATATGATATAATTCACATCTACACGGAGGATATCGCATGATCTTTGCTGACGCCATCATCACCGCGACCGATCTCAAGGGAGCTGGTTCGAAACAAGCAAAGGCAAAAGTCCTCAGCGGGTTGGATGAGGCAGGAAAGAAGCTTCTCTGGCATACCTATCATCCGTACCGCGTCTACAACGTTCGCAAGTATGACGAGCCTGAGGCTTACGCGTTAACTGACACCTCAGCCGACGTCTTCATGAACCTTCTCGACGCACTGCATGCTCGATCGGTCGTGGGAAACGCCGCGAAGGCTGCCGTGACAGCTACACTCGGCCTGTACACGGAACGCACCGCGTCGGTTCTCAAGAAGGTGATCGGTCGCGACCTGAAGTGCGGCGCTAGCCGCGACACCTTCGAGGAGATCTACCCGGATCTCGACATTCCACGCTTTGACCTGATGCTCGCGGCCAAGATCGAGGAGATCGCCGAGGAGACCGCGGCATCGAGGAAAGCAAAGAAGGTCGTCCTCACACCGGAGATCCTGGCCAAGAAGTACGGTCTGACCTTTCCCATGATCGCCGAGTCAAAGTACGACGGTAATCGCCTCGTGACGATGGTGGAGAACGGTGTGGTCGAGTATCTTGCCCGCTCTGGTCGACCCTCCGATCACATCATCGGTCAGTTCGATGATGAACTGATCAAGCTCGAAGCTGCCGTCGGTCATCCGATCATGGTTGACGGTGAGGTTCTCGCCGGGTCGTTCACCGAGACACAGAACGCCAAGTCTGGATCAAACAAGGACGCCAAGAGTAACCTGAAGTTCTTCGTCTTCGACATGATGTCGATCGACGAGTGGAAGGCTCAAGATTGCAAGATCGTTCAAGAGCAACGATCGGCGACGCTCGAGTACATCGTGTCGCAGCTTGGCTTAACACGAGTGATCAAGTCAAAGTATCGCGTCGTCAACTCGATCTCCGAGCTGCGTGACTTTTACGGTGAGGTCCTCGCCGAGGGGGTCGACGCTGAGGGTAACCTGAACGGCCTCGGCGAGGGACTGATCATCAAGAATCGCCTCGGTCTCTACGAGTGGGAACGCTCAAAGAACTGGTACAAATGGAAACCGGTCATCGACCTCGACCTGAAGCTGGTCGGTTACATGTACGGAGAGAGGGGAACACGCCTTGAAAGGACGGTCGGAAGATTGCTTCTTGACGGTCATGACGAGAACGGTACACGCGTTACCGCTCGCAGCGGTTCGGGTCTGAAGGATCCAGATCGCGCGATGTTCCTCGAGATGCTTGCACCGATCTGTGACAAGGTCCCGACGTCGGATCCGAACGTCTTCTTCTACATGATCAGGCGCGCTGAGGACCCGAAGTTGACGATCAAGATCGAAGCGCAGGAGATCACTCTTGCTAAGAACGCGTCGGTTCACTCCGCTCGTTTTCCGGTGTTCAAGGGGATTCGCTATGACAAGCCAATCGAGAAGTTTGATTATGCCTTTTGATCTTTCCATCACCCAATACTTTGTCGTGGCGATTATCGGCCTCTATGGCATCTTAGGAATATACAACTTGCTCACTGGCTTAATTGCGCTTAAGCGAGGCGATCGACTCGGACGATCGATCCGTGAAGCTAAGAGTCAAGCTCGACGAGAAAGAGAGCTTGACAAACGATGAGGACGGCGCTGTTCATCGACTTTGACGGCGTCTTTCACCCTGAGGGTAGCTGCTCGTATCTTGAAGAGGAAGCTCGCTACAGCTTTGTCGATGAATTTCGATGGTTGAAGCAGTTTCTAGAGACGATCCGGGACTTTCCTACTCTAGAGGTCGTCATCCACAGCTCGTGGAGAAGTCAGTGGAGATGGGAAGAGATGAGTAAGGTGGTTCCAGAAGCTCTGCTTGAAAGATGTTCTGGAGTGACCTCGCCTGAGATCGCCTCAAGGTATGCCTCAATTCTCGACCACGTAGCCGATCACCAGATCTCCCCTGACCGCTACGTGATCTTAGATGACGACGCAAGGGCATTTCCAGACCCTCACCCTCCTCAGTTGATTCTTGTTGACCCGCGCTTCGGTCTAGGAGACCCTGAGGTGTGTGCTCAGCTCTATCGTGCTCTGAAGAGAATCCATGTTTGACGTGACGTCACTGACAGCCGAACAGATTCTTGCGATCCCGAACGATGTTCCCGAAAAGCTGTTTACTGGAAGCGTCGCTGAGATGAGTCAAGAGTATCGGGCTCTCACGAAAAGGTGGCATCCTCGTCTGGAAACCGATGACTCAAGGGTGATCTCACACGTCAACTGGCTTCATGACCTCGCACAACAAAAATTAAAAGACGGGACATGGCAGGTTCCAGGAACGTTCTCCTTCACCGATGTCAAGACGAGCAAGCCCTACTCCTTCACCTACAAGACACATCACCCGTTCGAGCTAGGAAGCATGTACGTGGGCCAGTTCTTGATCCTCTACGTGATCAATAAGGATGCCTCTGATCTCTTCAGAGCGGGGCTCAAGCAGATGAGGTCCTTCAAGTACCGCGACAAGAAGCTTGAGGACGCGGTCAAGCCTCTTCTTCCTGAGGTGCGGGCGGAGTACGAGTCAGCAACTCACCATCTCTTGATGGTCAATAAGGATCACTCGCTCTTCTCGCTGCAGGATGTCCTTGACTACTACAAGGGTAAGGTCGATCCTAAGCACGTCGCGTGGATCGTCACTCGGCTCTATCACGTCTGTTCTTACCTATATCTAGAGGGGATCACTCACAACGCGATCTCTCCGTCGAGCCTGTTCATCGCTCCCAAGACTCACAAGTTGACCCTACAGGGGTGGTGGTACACGCAGAGGGAGCACTCACCCATCGTGGCGGTCCCCGCAAGAACGTTGAACATCGTTCCGATCCTCAAGAGCGACAAGACAGCTCACCACAAGGTCGACGCGGAGCTGATCAAGTTAACCGCTAGAGAGCTGCTAGGTGACGGCGGCGGGTCAAAGCTGATCATGGACACGAACATCCCTAACGCGCTTCTCAGCTGGGCTCGCTCTCCAGGAACCGGTCGAGGTGTTGAGGATTACCAGGACTGGACGGAGAACATACTTCCAGCAAGCTTCGGTGAGCGAAAGTTCATCGAGATGAAGTTAACGGAAGCTGACATTTACACTTAGGAGAGTACCGTGGGCGGCGGAACATTTGACAGCAGTACCTACAAAGGTTATACCAAGACCATCTCATCCGCAACCGTTGACGAGATCTTCAAGAAGAGATCGATGGCTTCAGCTCTCGACCCTCGCGGACTCAAGGTGCGTGAAGCTCGTGACTCGATCGAGCACCCTCTGTCGACTCCCGTGATCGTCGCCCCTGACGTGACCGGTTCGATGAATCCCGTGATCGAGTCACTGATCAAGGAGGCGCTCGGGGTGTTCTTCGAGGGAATGTTTGATCGGAAGCCTGTCACCGATCCTCAGCTTCTCTTCGCCGCGGTGGGTGACGTCAAGTTTGACTCTTGCCCTCTCCAGGTCTCGCAGTTCGAGTCTGACAATCGGATCACCGATCAGCTCACCGACATCTTCATCGAGGGAGGGGGTGGGTGGAACAACAGCGAGTCGTACAACCTGCCCTGGTACTTCGCCGCGCTGCACACCTCAACTGACTCGTTCGAGAAGCGCGGCAAGAGGGGATATCTCTTTACGTTGGGTGACGAGATGCCTCCCCCAGACCTGACAGCTTACGAGATCGAGAGGGTGTTCGGCGAGAAGGTGCAGCCGGTGACCAACGAGCAGCTTCTCGAGATGGCGGGTCGGATGTTTCACGTCTTCCACGTGATCATCGAGCAGGGCACCCACTGTCGGGGTGGTCACGTGGAAGACGTCAAGCAAGCTTGGACGAAGGTGCTCGGTCAGAACGTGATCAGCCTGTCGGACTACACCAAGCTCGGTGAGGTGCTGATCTCGACGATCCAGGTGATCGAGGGAGAGGAAGCTGAGAGAGTTGCCGCGTCGTGGTCTGACAGCACCGCGCTGGTCGTGCGTCACGCGATCGGCCACCTAAAGTCACAGGTGGCAGTTGTAGGTGATAACACAGGCGTTGTCAGGCTTTAAGAAGAAACCCACCAGGAGCAGATGATGGAAAGAGGTGAATGGGAGTTCGCAAAGTCAGCTGGCGATCTAGCAGCGGCCGCCAGAAGAAAGCGTGACTATCGTCTGTCACGTCTCGTAGTTTGGCGAGAGCAACGTGAAGCGGTCATCACGGTTATGACGACCACCGCCTTTGCACCTCAGGTCAGCGTTGATCCGAAATATCAGCAGAAGCTGAACGAGTGCCATACGAGGATCACGACGCACGATCGGATGGCAAGAGAGTACAACGGTTGGTACCAGATCATGAAGGATGCTGGTTCAAACGTCTACCATCTGAACGCGGACGACTGGCTGTACTTTTTTGAAGAGGAGATCGTGTCCGATGACGAGCCGGAGAACTAAGGTGAAAGCGTATGCCGTCATCGGAGCAAACTACGGCGATGAAGGTAAAGGAGTGATCACCGATTACCTCTGTGATCGCTACGATGCTGACCTCGTCGTCAGGTTCAATGGGGGAGCTCAGGCGGGTCACACCGTTGTCACTCCCTCCGGTGATCGGCACGTCTTTCATCACTTCGGATCAGGCACGTTTGCTGGAGCTGCCACTCTTCTCAGTCATTTCTTTCTCGTCAATCCGCTTCTGTTTGTCAAGGAAGCGGAGCTCTTGAGACAACGCTCTTCCCATGTCTTGATCGACGAGAACGCTCTGGTGACAACCCCGTTCGACATGGTGATCAATCAGCTTCTCGAGAGATCAAGAGGTGAGAAGCGCCACGGCAGCTGTGGCGTCGGGATCAACGAGACCGTCGACAGATCAACCACGTTTCCCCTGTACGTCAAGGATCTAACCGATGTTAACAAGCTGCAACAAGATCTTGAAACGATTCGAGATGTCTGGTGGCCCCTGAGAAAAGCTCAGCTTGGTCTTTCAGACGTGGGTCAGGAGATCATCGAGAACCCGATGCTGGTCGCTGACTTTCTTGACGCGACGAAGCGAATGCTTGATCTTGCGATCATCTGCAAGGAGAGCTCGGTCATCGACGGTTCTCGACTGGTCATCTTTGAGGGAGCACAGGGGCTTCTTCTAGATGAGGAGAACAAGGAGGAGTTTCCTCACGTGACAAGGTCACGTACAGGTCTCGTTAACGTGATGCAACTGATGGAAGACACCAAGATCGACGAGCTTCACCCTGTTTACGTCACCCGGGCGTACCTCACGAGGCACGGTGCAGGTCCTCTTCCTCACCAGCTCAAGAAGCTTCCCTATCCAGACGTCAAGGACGAGACGAACATCACGCACGAGTTTCAGGGAAGCTTGAGGTTCGCTTATCCTGTCATCGACAAGATCGTCAAGTCGATCAAAGCTGACCTTCTTCCGTTCAATGACCATGACGCTAAGTCACGCTTGATCAAGATCGCTAACGATGGGAGGCAAGCCCTATTTGATCATAAGGGAATTCCCTTCCAAGCGATGTATCAGAGCCCGAAGGAGATCGCGAGCCTCAATCTTCTTCCGATCAACATCATTCCAGAACTGGCTGTCACCTGTCTTGATCAGGTAGGTGATGATGTCAGCGTGATCCATCAGGAACGTCACGCCGAGGTTTATCCCAATGATCCTAAAAAGATCAAGTTGCCCAAGGATGGCTTTGTTCTTGAGATAGCAAGATCACTGATGATCGACAAGGTCTACGCTTCCTACGGCCCCACTCGTGATACGGTAAGGGAGATCTCTCAGAGCTGGACAAAGACACCCTTGTTTATAATAAATTGATGAGGGGGAACTTAATCCCTCACTCAGAAAGAAAGTTAGAATGTCTCTAGTTAACGTGATAGCAGAATTTTCTTGTGACGGGTGCGGAGCGATCTTCAGGTGCTCACTTGACGAGGAGACGCCTCACGCGAGTGGAGCCTCGATCACCGACATCGCAAACGAGGCGTGCGCCGAGGGTCTACACCTCGAAGCGGATCTTAACCCCGTCAGCTTTGTTGATGACCAGAACCTATGTCCCAAGTGCACCGAGACCTACGGAGATCGTGACAAGACCGGGCGTGAATCAACCGAGGATGATGAGGACTAATTTCATCATCATTTTACATTTTCAGGTGTACATGTTATAATTACACCATGAAATTTATTCGCGAAGCAAGTGACCTTCACCTTGACTTCGACATCTCTCTGTTCAGTCAAACTCGTACAATTGATCGCAGTCAACCTCAGACGATCAAGGACGAGATGGACATGCTGTGGGTCCCTCCCTCGATGGACGGTGATCTTGACACGACCTTCATCGTCGCAGGTGACATCTGGACCGATCGCCGCTTCGCGACACGCAAGTTTCCAGGGACAAGTGCGACCTGGATCAGTCAGATGTCTCGACGTTTCAAGTACGTTGTTCTGGTGCTCGGAAATCATGACTACTGGGGCACGAACCTGAACACCGAGCCAGGCAAGGTCAAGGCGGCGATCGCCGCTCAGGGTCTGACGAACGTCTTTCTTCTCGAGAGGGACGTGCTGGTGCTTGATCAGGTAAAGTTTGTCGGGGGAACGTTGTGGACCAACTACAACAACGGAAACCCGATGATCGCGTACCAGTCAACGGTCTACATGAACGACTACAAGTACATGCGGACTGGACCGTCCTATCGGAAGGTGCGTCCTGATGATCTTCTACAGATCTTTCAAGAAACAAAGAACTTCATCTTCGAGAACGCGACAAGAGATGATCCTGAACAGAAACTGGTCGTCGTCACTCACATGGCCCCGTCGGAGCAGTCGGTCGATACCATGTATCGCGAAGCACGTCACTTTGACACGAACTACTTCTACTTCAGTGATCTTGAGCGTGAGATCGAGGCGAACGGGCAGATCGACTTATATTTCCATGGGCACATGCACAGCTCGAAACGCTACAAGATCGGTGACACCGAGGTGATCCTCAATCCAAGAGGGTACAATGATGAGAACCCGCTCTTTGACGAGAGGCTTCGCATCGAGCTGTAAATAACTCTCATGAAACTTCATGAGATCATGTTGAGAGAGAGCGTCTCCGATTACCTCGGGATCACGCTCTCTCGTCTCAAGCAAGGTGATCCCACCGTTGACATCGAGCAGCTAGCGACGGTGCTGTCAGGTCTCACGGTTCTAACCGACCAGACCCAACGTCAAAACATCTCCGATGACGAGATCGGCATGAACCCGAACTCGTACCAGGACATGTACAAGCTGCTCCGCATGGTCCCTCGTGACGGAAAGAACCTCGATCACGACACCGATTACATCTTTACCGCTCTTCGGACGATCGCTCCGGGAACCTTTAAGAAGATCCGTGACGAGCTTGACATCTTCAAGAACGGTAATCGAGGACAGAAGCAAGCACTTCTTGACAGTTTGCGTGAACGTGTCAGCGGTTTCAACCTCTTCTTTCAGAAGGTCAAGAGAGGAGTTGTTCAAGACGAAAAGGATCGCTTGAATCCCGCATCTGCTGAGGGTGCCGGCTATCCAGCTTCTCAACAATGAGCTGGTTTTTACGAGTGTCCGTTGAGTGGGCGGTCATCATCATCTGTCTTGTCGGTGCTTCTTATCTTAGCTCTTGGCCAGCTTGGATCATCGCAGGACTGATCGTCGGGTCACGCCAGTTTTCACTGCTCGTTCTAGGACACGACGCTGCTCACCGACACGCTGGAAGGTTAGGTGAGATCTTGAGTCGCCCTCTCTGCTTTTGGCCCATGCTGATCGGTTTCAAGGCATTCAAGTCATATCACTGGAAGCACCATGCTGGAGTGGGATCGTCATCTGATCCTGAGATGTACCATCGAGTTCGAGCTTGGCGCATCTATGATCGCTTTGGTCTAGGCGGGGCCGCGGTTTACTACCTCCTCGGGTTCGGTGCGTGGGACGTGATCACTCTCTATGCCAAGCTCCGCCCCGCCGCGCTAGAGGATTATATAGGTTTAGCGTGCTTTATCATGCTAGCGTTTTTCCTTCCGGCGCCGGTGATCATGACACTGGTGCTCTCAACGTTCACGTCGTTCATGTGCGTCTTTCAGGTGAGAGGTTATACCGAACATCGTGGAACCCTTACCTTTTACAAGACAAAGCCAGCTCTGTGGAAGCGTCTGGTCTTCCTTCCGCACGGAACGTGGTTACATTGGGAACATCATCGGTGGCCAGGGACCGATCTTAATGAGCTCTACCAGCGTCATCTAGAAAACCTTGATTTACAGTGGTCTAGAGATGTGATAAAATGAGGTAGGGATAGGTAGTTCATCATAATGGAGCATACATGAGCTATGAGACTGCTGTTGAAACTAAGATGAGCAGCGATGAAGTTACAGAGCTGCCAGAAGAGAGGATCTCTCTTTCAGAGATCAATCCTCTTGATCAAACGCTGTTCAAGTTGACGGCGAACACCGACGCGTTGGTTTCGATCATCGGTCAGCTAACCGATCTTCAACGTAGCGGAAATTTCAAGTACGCTTCAAAGATCGCCCGCAACGCTCTGCTTCACGGTCTGCTTGACCAGGTTGATGAGGTGAGCGGCGCCGCGAAGGAAGCGGTGCAGCAACTGAAGAAGGTCAAGCGTGAGCGCGTTCCTGATCAGGTCGTTGACGTTCTCCTCAACGCGATCAATCCCTTCTGTCATTTACCTGTTGATGAAGCTGACTGACCTTGTTTTCGAAAGAGGGCACTATCTAGCGTTCGTGCTAGATGAACCCTCTCGTCAACGGTTGCTCTCAGCCGTTAAGCCCTCGTTTGAGCGGGTTCTCTGTCACCACGTGACGATCATTTTTCGCATGAGTGACGCGGCCCTCAAGACGGCTAAGGAGCAGATCGGAGATGTCGCCGACGTCGAAGCCTTCGGTTACTACGTCGGCGAGCACGTTGACTGCTTTGCCGTGAAGATCAACGGGAGTGACGAGCGACCTGACGGGCAGAGATATCACGTCACGCTCTCGACAGCTCTCGATAAGAAACCAGCTCTCTCCAACGAGTTGATGAAGGACAAGAGCAAGTTTGTACCTCTGAAGCACCCGATCACGCTCACTGGAAAATTTGATTTACAAGCACGGTGAACTGTGATAAAATGCTTTAATGGAATCTATCACCGTTTTTCAAGTCCCGATCGTCACCGAGAATCCCTTCGCAGGATTTTATCTTGACATGGACGGAGTCGTCGCTGACTTTAACGGGCTCTTTCACGAGATCACCGGTAAGTGGCCTCATGAGGTGACGTCAAGCCAGCTCTGGAAGACGATCAACGCGCACGGCAGTTACTTTTACTCTCTCAAGATGATGGAGGATGCTCACGTTCTCTGGGAGTACACAAAGCAGTTCAATCCTACCTTCTTGACAGGCCTGCCGTCAAAGCAAGGATCCGCCGAGCAGAAGCAACGCTGGATCGCCGAGAAGTTCGGTCCGGAACATGAGGTGATCGTGCTTCCCAAGAAGCTCAAGCAAACGTACGCCGGCCCTCGCAAGGTGTTGATCGATGACTCGACGACCAACATTGATCAGTGGGCCGCGGCAGGCGGCGACGCGATCTACCATGACGGTGACGCGATCAAGACGATCGACAAGGTCGAAGAGCTACGTAAGTCTTATCTTTAACCAGAGGGGCTAAATTAGCCCCTCTTTTTTCACCGCGCGCCCATGCCTGCTGAACTTAAGAATGACTACCCGATCTATCTTCTCAATTACTTGGCTGAACTTGTCAAGGAACAGGTTCTCGCCGAGGCGATCTTGCAGGACGAGTATTCCTTCGCGACGTTCTTAGCCGCCCTGATGCAGGGGTTAAACTCGAAGGAGGAACCCTCCACGACCACGATCGCGCTGATCGTCACCAAGAGGATCATGAGGGAGCTAAAGGGTGAGAGCTTTAACTTTTCGACAGAGCTTGAGCTCGAGGATGAGAAGAAGGAGAAGATGTTCGAGATCGTTGAACGTCTTCGGAAGCAGTTCACCGAGAACATCACCACCACGTACGTCAAGGACTTCTTCTTCGCGATCTCCGTATACCGGGTGATCACGATGAAGGGCCTGAACTTTTACGAGCAAACGCTCCCGATCTTTCGTGATCTCGTCGAAGACATCATCGATGAGGGCTTTCGCTCACAGCGCGGTCGCACCTCCGCGATCGAGATCAACATCGATCGCTTGATCGGGTTGCTACGGCTTACCCCGGCGGAGGCGCAGCTGATGGAGGTCTGTCTTCTCTTCTCGTCAGACGTGCGCTCGATCATCTTTCGTGACCAGTTCTTCGGGCAAACAAAGAACCCCGCGATGTTTGAAGCGGTGTATCACGCGATGATCGCGTCAGGTCTTGACAAGAGCGACGAGGCCGAGATCGTTGACGCGCTCAAGAAGACGAGCACTCCGATCGCTCTCGGCATCGTTAACTATGATACCAAGACGAAACGCCTCAGCTGCTTCTCTGACTTTTGGGCCGGGGTTCTCCAGAACTACGATAAGACGGATGACGAGTTCTTTTCACGCTTCATCGAGCCGATCAAGGAGAAGAAAAAGTCATTCTCAGGAGCGATCGCGAAGGTAGCATCAGAGTCAGATGAAGCGATGCTCAAGAAGTTTCTCGTCAAGTCAGCCACGGTTCGCTTTGCGATCCTCCTTGCCCAACGATTGGCGTCATTGACAGGTGTTACCGTCAATGAAACGGAGGAGACCCTCGGTCACAACGTTCTCTTGTACGGTCCCAGGGGTCTTGACAAGATCGGTTACGTCAAGCGATTGATCGATTCACTTGTGCTGGACCCTGGAGCGGACGATCGAAAGATCGCGGCCTTTCTGGTGAAGACCGTTGATGCTCGTCCCGGTGATGTCCCGTCGATCTGCATGATCGCTCAACGCTACGTTCTTCACAAGATCAATCAGCCCACGATCCTCGTGATTGAAAAGGCCGAGCAGGCGCTCACTCGGCAGTCTCACAGGTCATTCTTCATCGACATGTTTCGTGACGAGGAGGGTTCTGGCCACCCCGACAAGGAGGAGATGAGCAGTGACGAGATTCTCCTGCTCAAGAACCCGCTCACGACGATCTGGATGACCAACTCGGCTGACGCGATCACGCCTGAGAACGTCGGGCGCTTCATGTTTCACTGTGAGCTGCGCGGCGGATCGCGCAAGGATCGCCGTGAGGAGGTTCAAAAGGTCTGTGACGAGCTCAAGTTTTCACCTGACGTCGCGCAGAAGCTCTCGATGTACTATGAGTTGAACACCGAGCAGATCAAGGGTGCCGCTCGCATGACACAGTTCCTCGAGATGTCAGGAGCGGAGGGTGAACAGACCTTGATCCACCTCGTCGACAACAGTCAGAAGGCGCTTGATCGCACCGACGTCGAGGAGCTGCGGCAGTCGGTCACGCAGTACAACCTGGACCTGCTCAATCTCAACGGCAAGTTCCCGATCGAGAAGATCGTGCCAGCGCTCAAGAAAAAGCTGACCGGCACGCTCTGCTTCTACGGTCTTCCGGGCACAGGCAAGACCGCTCTCGCCGAGTACATCGCGATGCAGCTTGACATGCCCTTGCTGTCCAAGCGCGCTTCTGATCTGCTTGACATGTACCTGGGTGAGACCGAGAAGAAGATTCGAGAGTTCTTCCGAGAGGCGAAGGAGATGGGGGCGATCGCCTTCCTCGACGAGGGAGACAGCTTTCTACGTGATCGCTCGATGGCGACCAAGAGCTGGGAGACCACTCAGGTCAATGAGCTCTTGCAACAGATGGAACGCTTTCCGGGCATCTTCATCCTGGCGACCAACCTCTTTCAATCGATCGACGCCGCCGCGCTGCGACGCTTTACCTTCAAGTTAGAATTTAGAGAGCTGGATGACGTGCAACGGCTGCGGATGCTAGCGAACGAGACAGGTGTCAACCTTCTTGACAAGACAAGAGATGACTACGTCGGTGATGCCGCGTACGAGCACATCTGGACGGAGATGGTGACGATCAAGCACCTCACCCCCGGTGACTTCGCGACCGTCAAGCGTCAAAATCTCATCCTTGACGAGACCCCGTCCTTGGCACAGTGGATGGACATGCTGCGCATCGAGTCAGCTGCCAAGCTCCAGGGCCTGATCCGACACGGGGGCTACTCTGACGCTGAGGGCGGACTGATCACGCAGCGGCAGTGATTTTCAACACTACTTGCTCGCAAAGTATTCAACTCTCACGAGAAGTGTTACCATGACTCCTAAGGGAGTCTAAGTGAAACAGCATCCTCTAAAGTTCTTCGAGAACTACTCGATCACCCCTCGTCAACAGCAGGTTGACGTTCTTGAACAGGTCGAGAAGAGCTGGGACAAGTACAAGTACACCTGCTTGAGTCTGCCTACAGGAGTGGGCAAGAGCTACATCGCGTGCGCGATCGCTGATTCTGTCGGTCGAGCGTACATCTTGACGTCAACGCTGCAGCTGCAGACCCAGTACGAGAGCTCGTGGAGCAAGATCGTCAACCTCAAGGGACGCAGCAACTACACCTGTAACCTCAATCCCATGTTCACGGTCGATGCGGCTCCCTGCACCGCACAGCATGAACTAGTAAAGGTTTGCTTGAAATCTCAAGGGTGCAGTTATTACGCACAGAAGCAGCGAGCGATGAACTCGCAAGCGATGATCACCAACCCGGTCTACATGCTCTACAGCTCTCACTGTGGGTTCGCGAAGGAGAAAGAAGCTGATGACGAGGGAGGTTGGGTCAAGCGCGACGTGCTGATCGTGGACGAGGCCCACAACCTAGAATCGCATCTGGTCCAGTTTGCCGAGTCAGACATCGACCCGCAACAGCTCCACGATGATTACAAGGTTCCCCTTGTCGAGTTCTCAGGTAAGCCTGAGGAGGACTACTTCAAGATCATCACCCTCTACGAGGAACTTTTAGACGCCGCCGACGCGCTAGCAGCCAAGCTCGAGGAAGAATTTCCGAAGAAGCAGTTCTTTGACGATGACGCGATGAAGCACTGGGCAAGAGGGTTCGGTGACAAGGTCGCTGATCGTGTCAAGAAGCTCCAGGTGAAGGCGTACAAGCTTGACAAGACGATCCAGCCTCTCAAGATCTTCTTCAGCACTCACGGCACACCTGAGGAGCTGACAAAACGTTGGGTCCTGTCGAAGTACCCTGACAAGAACGTCGTCAAGTTGGCCCCGATCTACGGTGACTTCCTGTTCGAGGCGTACCTGGGCGGTCTAGCTGACAAGTTCGTCTTCCTCTCGGCGACGCTCGGCAGCAAGCAGGCCTTCTGTCACGAGCTAGGAATCAAGGATGAGGAGTGTCTCTTCATCGAAACCGACAGCCCGTTTCCCCCTGAGCGGTCACCGGTGATCGTGATGCCTGCGATCAAGCTGAGCCGTGACGTTTACGCTGCCAACGTCCAGAAGATCGGCCCGATCCTCGACGAGATCCTCGAGATCCACAAGGGAGAGCGCGGGGTGTGCCATTGTGTCACCTATGATCTCCAGAAAGAGATCTATAACCGGGTGTCAGAGGCCAATAAACGGCGATTTCTGTGTCGTGACATGGACATCTTGTCAGAAAAGCCGGTGCCCAAGGGGCAATATCCACGGAAGTACAAGAACGAGGAGCTACTCCAGATCCACACTCACCAGGGAAGATCCACTGGAAGTGTTCTCCTGTCACCCTCGATGATGGAGGGTGTTGACCTTTATGATGACCTCTCTCGATTTCAAGTGATCATCAAGCTTCCCTGGGCAAATCTTGGCGACGTTCGAGTAGCCACCAAGTCAAAGCTTGACAGAGACTGGTACACGAACAAGCTCTGGCTCAGCGTGCTTCAAGCGTGCGGCCGCTCGACCCGACACCAGGAGGATAGCTCAACCACCTACATCATCGACCTGAACTTTGAATATTTTTTCAATCAATGGAAGCATAACCTTCCCTCCTGGTTTACCAAGAGATTGGTATTTTCATGAAGTTTTTGACATCTAAAGGAACTTTTTCCTCTAGAACGTCTCAAGAAGTGTTAC